CCAGATAGTATAGATTTTTCTGTATTTTATCATCCACATTACCTTTTATTTTTTGTTCATAAAGATCAAAATTAAGTAGTAATCTTGATACAATATATTTATTATTGTATGTGATGGTATATATAGATGTTACATCTTTCATATATTCAATAAAAGTTTCAAAATGGTCTAATATATTTGGTGTACTATATCGGTTACATAGCAAACTTATTATAGGATTAAAATATTTAAACATATCATTTTTACTATCATTTGAAATGGATAAAAGTGCCATATGTAATGATATACTATCATATTCTCCATTATCAAATTGATCCCTAAATGTATCAAATTCTTTTATCACCTCTTTACTAATTTTTGCATTATGGAGAAACAAATAAAACCCTTGTAATATTAAGCTATCACATAAAGGAGGTATAGGTTTTTTTTGTGTATTATTATTTAAATTTGTTTCATCATTGGCAGGTATTTTTAACTTTTTAATAATGTTATACTCTATAGTATCACATATATCAATAGGTGCTATATTATCCACATTTACTTTAAGCATTTTATAAAAGAATTTTGCCCTATCCAATAACTTTATTTCATACCCTATTGATAGTATTTTTTTAGGATATACCCTGATAGCATTTTGATATTTATCAAGTAAAAATGTAATTTTTTTTAATTTTAAATATGATTCAATACTATCATGTGTATATTTATCTAGTGGCATTACAAATATTTTTTCTTTATATTTGTGCACACTATAATTGATTTTGTTGGGAAGTATAATTAATCTGTTCCATAATTTATGTTTTGTAATATCACTCTTTTCAATATTATCTTTTATTATAAATTTTATTTTATTTTCATTTTCGACATGTACGATATAATTGTCCTTCATTGTACATATTTTATTTTTATTGTTTTTTGCACAAACAGAAATAATATCCTTTTCTGTCATTTCTCTTTCTGAATTATCCGCAAATATTTTTTTGGTTAATTTCATATAGTTACATTCTGTACTATTCAAATGGCGAAAATATTTATTTACACTTGATTATTTTTGCTATATTCATCAATATATACAACTTGTGATTTACACCCTGGGCATTTATATTTATCATTTTTGTTATAGTTATCTACATGAACATATTTATTCCTTGAATTAATTGCTACTAGAGGCATCTTAATATATTTATACCCAAGCTTTCTTTATAACTGTATGGTATCACATATAATGAATTAATACAAAAAAACAATTAATAGTACTGATATCATGTTTTATACTGATTATTAAAAAAGACATATAAAATACATTATACAAAATATCATACAATATATATAATGTCTGGGTGTAAAGAAGGCAAAGAAAATAAAGAAAGTAAGGAAGGTAAAGAAAATACAGGAAAAAAAACAAGAACTGCTAAAAAATATAAATATGAGGTAAAATGGTACCATCCATTAACAGAAAATGAGATATGTAGCATGAAATTTAAGACAATGAGGGAAGTTATAAATCATAAACATATCCATAAAGTTAGTGAATCTGTATTTTGGAATTTACTTAAGATGGAGAAACAGAAACAAATTGATAGTAGAGGAATATATATTTCAAGATTACAATAATTTTGAAACACATCATTTTTAATGCGTTTTAAGATAAGAATATAAGATATTATAGATGTATATACAGCGCTGATGAAATTTGAGGAATACCTAAGTAGAAAAGCAGAATCATACTACAACATGGGGATATGTCCAATAATACACAAACTAGAGGAAAAAAAAGTTAAAAATGGGACAACAAAAATACCTAAATTTTTGCCGCAAGGACATCAAAATATAGGATATGATTCTATTTTAGATGAAAATAGACCAACAGGAAAATATAAATCAGCAAAGGAGGTTATTTATAGCAAAGAAAGAAGGAATAATTGTAATGCATTATCTTTATTAACAGGTTATAGAGGAAATAAAGATAAAAGTTTCATTGTATTAGATATTGATGTACCAAAACAATCCGAAGGTGAGCTAATTAATGGATTAGAATGGATACAACAATATGATTTTTTTACAGTTGAAGCTAAAACAGCAAATGGAGGAATTCATTATTTTTTTAAATATGACAAAGATTTATGTGAAAATTCAACAAAATTGTTATTAAAAGATAAAAATGGCTCCTTCAAAAAAAGTACAATAGATATACGTGGTGATGGAGGTATGGTATATACAGCACCAACAAGATATAAAGATATTATTACTGGGAAATATAAGAAATATATATGGATAAATTCTATTCTGGAATACGAAATGTGTGAAATTCCAGCAGAATTAAAAAAAGAAATTTTAGATGGTAAACAATATATTATAAAAAAAGAAAAAAATAATGGGAAAAAAACTATAATACCAGCAGAAAACACAGAGAAAAATATTCAACCAGATGAAAAAACAACATATGATAAACAACTAACTTCAACCAAAAAATTAGTTTCAGTATTGTCTCCACAAAGAGCAACAGATACTGATAAATGGTTGCAGATATGTGGGTATTTATCAAGGTATGGAGATGAAGGTTTTGTAATATTTAATAATTTTAGCTCAAGAACATTGACAGAAGAGCACTACTCAGAACAACAATGTAAATCAACATTCTATAGTATGAAAAAAAGTATACCTAATTTTCAAGCATTTATTAAATGGGTTTCAGATGATATAATTATATATGAAGGGAAGGATAAAAAAGAATTATTATCACTACTTAAGAAATGCAAAAAATCACTTTATAAAATGAAATTTGGGAAAAATATATCATACAATGAAATATATAAAATTTATTACACTTTTGGTTTTGATAATAATGAGGGAGTTAACACATTAATTACATATCTAAACCATTACTTGTGTGCATTAGTTAATACAAGTAATCCGATTTATTATGTATTCTCATATAATAAAAAAGGTAATATAGCTGAAATGATATTCAAAAAAAATTTCTCAAATTTGGTAAGATCATACCCAGAATTTATTTTTGGCTCTTTAAAAACCAAACAAAATGTATTTGACATTTGGAATAATAATCAAAAAAGGAGAAAAGTTTTAAATATTGTATTTGACCCATCATTATCATGCAAAAATAAATATTTAAATACATTTGTTGGCTGGCCATATCCTTTATTTGATAATTCAACAGAAATAGACAAGAGTAAGTTCAAAAATATTTGTAAACATATTAAAGATATTATATGCAATAACGATAAGACATTATGTGAATACTGGTGGAAATATCATGCACATATATTTCAAAAACCAGAAAAAAAAACAGGAGTTTATATGTTATATACTGGTGAGCAGGGTATTGGTAAAGGTATAATATGTGAAATAGTATTGGGAAACAAACTATTTGGCGGTCACAAGAATAAATTTTCAGAAAATGCTGTAGGTAACTATTATAATTATATTACTTCTAAGGAAGAAATTATTGCTAAGTTTAATAGCAAGATGGTGGGAAAATTATATACCGTTATGGATGAAGTAGATACTTTTTCTAAAGATTATAAATTTGCTTCCATAATGAAAACAAGAATCACCTCAAATTATATTAAATTGGAAAAAAAAGGGATTGATGCTTTAGATATTTGCGATTATAATAATATATCTATTTTAAGTAATGATGCAGACATTATTCCAATAGAAGCATCTGATAGACGCTATTGTTGCTTTGCAGTTAATAATAAATGGGCTGTTACTGCCAATTCAACAACACAATTTAAACAAGAGAAAAAAATATATTTTGATAATATTATTAGAGAGGCAGAAGATTTTGACTGCATGACTCACTTATTTAACTATTTAATGAGGATAGACCTATCAGATTTTAATATTAAAGATGTACCCATATCTGAATATAAAAAAGATTTGATGATAAAAAATGCTAACCCTAAATTGCAATTCTGTGCTGAGAAATTAGTATTATACAAAGATAATAATATATCAAATACAACATTATTTAATAGATACAAGGATTGGTATAAAGATATTTTTAGAAAAGAAGACACATATACAACAGCATACAATTTAGGCTCATTTATATGCAAAACATTTCCGTTTATGGTTCCAAGAAATAAAAATGGAAAAGTTAAAACAATAAGAATTAATGGAAAAGCTACTAGGGGGAAACTATTAAATGAAAAAATTCAGGAACGTATGAAAGATATACTATCATCTAAGTATGGGTTTGAGTTTATAATAAAGAAATAAATTGTGAAGTAGATAATTTTAATAATTGTGATAATTATGATAGTGGTGGTGAATATAGTTTATAAATTCTAACAAATATAACACTTTAAATTTTCAAATGTAACACCATATTTTAAGGTTTTTTAATCAACCCTTAAAATACATGCTTTGACCCAAAATATACCCCCTAAAATACGCTTGTTGTAATTGTAACACTTGTAACATGTAATACTTATTTTAATTTTTTTATTATACATATTCTCACTTATTTATTTTTAATAATATTATTTATTTATTTATTTATTTATTTATTAAAATAAGTGTTATAAGTGTTATAAGTGTTACAAATTTTGAGAATTGAGGAAGTATGTAAAATAAGGTATATATTTTAACTGTTTCTGTAATTTTAAGAGCAGACTAGTGTAACACTTATTTTTCAAAGTGTTGCAATTTACACAAATTTTGTTACAAATTTATGTATGGGAAAATATATTCTAATAAAATAGTACCAAATTATTGGATCGCCGGAAAAAAGTAAATAAGAAAGTAACATTTTTTCTGATGTAAATCTTATTTTTTCTGATGTAAATCTTATTTACGCATCGTCTTTATAGACACCTTATTTTGACACTATATACGTATTTCAGAGGGTGTTCCTAAAAATTTGACTTTTTTTTCGTCCTATGGACATTCTCTAATAAAGTATATACATCTACCTCTTGTCAGTTAATATGATTAACTCTTTTATTTCTTCCTTCCGAGTACCTTTTTATGCCCCTTCAAGTGTATTTAAAACGGTCTATCTAAAGTTGGAATTTATTATGTCTAGTAAATATTGGACATTTATAGTGGAATAAATTAGGTACCATTTTGTAACTATTATATATAACTATGCAAAATAGTACCGGATTATTGGATCACCTAAAAAAAGTAAATAAGAAAGTAAAATTTTCTGATGTAAATCTTATTTACGCATCGCCTTTATAGACACCTTATTTTGATACGATATATGTATTTTAGAGTGTATTCTTAAATCCCCCTTTTATATAGAAAAATGATACAGATGTAAGGAAAAATATGCAATATAACAGTCCTT